ATGTCGCCACCGTTGGGCGTAATCGGCAGGCCGGTGGCCGTGTCGATGTACGCGATCAGCGGTGACGTGCCCTCGGCGCCGGTGTCCTTGTACAGGATGATCGCCTCGATCGAGGTGCCGCTCACCGCGGAGAACGTGATGTCAGCCGCGTCAGCTGCGCCGCCCGTGGTCGTCTTCGAGCCCAGCGTGACCGGGCCAGCGATGCGCGCGCCCGCCGAGACGTCGGACAGGAACTCGTGCGTCGTGAAGTTGGCCGTGTACGCGCCGGTGTCGACCAGGATCGCCTTGATCGTGTCCGAAGACCAGTTGAGGTTGGCGGTGAGGAAGCGCTCGCGCCCCTTGTCGTAGAGGGTGTTAGCCATTTGCTGCTCCTAGAAAAGGCCTTCGTCTTGGTCGTAACCGTGCTGGCGCGCGATCCACGTCTCATCGATGGCGGAGCTACGCTTCCCGAACTCGCTCTCGAAAACGTCCAGATGGTCCTGGGCCGCCTTCGTGTCGTACTTCTCTTCCTTGTCGCGCATGGACAGTTCGCGGTACAGCATCCAGTCCACCAGCTTGTCCTGATGGCGCTCTTCCACTTCCACCCCGCGCTCGGCGATGGCGAAGGTGATGGTTCCGGTGGCCGGCGAGACCGTGGTGTCCGGCACCGTGAAGGTCACGATGCTCGGGCTGACCACGGTGATCTCGTGGGCGCCGTTGTACTCCGGCTGGGCAGCGCCGGAGATGACGATCGACTGCCGCGTGGACAGGCTCACAGGAGCCGCCAGAACGGCCGTGGCGACGCCGGCAGCCGAGGTGAGGATCGAGATAGCCCTGGGGGTCAGATCTTCGAGCGCAGGGGCTCCCAGCGGCTCCCGGATGACCGTCAGCCGGCAGGTATCGTTGGCCTCGGGCGTCGGGTAGAACGTGATCTGGTGGTTCCCGACCGGCGTCCAGTAGGACGGCCAGCTGGCCGGGTGGCCCTCCCAGCCGGGGAAGACGTTGTCCAGGGCCCTGATGTCGGCCTTCTGCACCGGGTCGTCCTGGGACGCGAGCTTCACCCGGCGGACGAAGATGATCCGCGGGTCGACGTCGTAGGTCGCCTGGCCGGCGATGATGTCGATCTTGCAGATCTCGTCGGTGGACTGGTCCTGGAACAGCCGGGCGCGCCGGCAGGCCTCCAGCTGTGCCTCGCGGAGGAAGCGCAGGCGGACGGCGTCCGACCACAGCGGCGGCTGGCCGAGGTCGTCGGCCAGGTCACCGAAGGCGGCGAGGATGTCAGCGACGGTCATGGCGCTCCCTTCAGGCGGCGACGAGCTTGGCTACGGCCGCCCACCGCTCGTAGATCGATTCGACGGCGGCCCACACCCGTACCGGGGACAGCTGCCACTGGCACAGCGACGCGCCCGACTGCTCGTGCTGCGGGCAGTGCTCGTGGTCGAAGTGCAGCTGGTGGCACGGGTAGCACGAGGTCTCGCTCGCGCCCAGGCCGATCGTGTTCACCCAGTGCTTGGTGAGGTTCTCGTGGCTGGAGTGGGAGAGCAGCACGACCTTGCCGTTGCCCTCGAACGCCACCGAGTTCAGCACGCCGGTCTCGGGGCCGATCACGAGGTCGCAGCGCTGCGCCAGCGCCAGCGTGTCGCGGATCGCCATCTCCCCCGCGGTGCGGCGCACGCGCGGCTCGTTCTCCCAGCCGGCCTCCAGCATCGCCGACAGTTCGTCGCCGACGGTGATGATCACGGCCTCCGGGAAGTCGAGCAGGATGCGCGCCATGATCGCGTCCTGGTGCGGGTAGAACTTGTGGACGCTCGACCCGGACAGGCACCACATGACCACGAACGGGCGCTTCCACCGCTGCCCCAGCCGCCAGTCCTTGTTGACCGTGAGGCCCATGCCGTCGATGACCGCCTCGGCGCGCTCGATCTCTTCCGGCGACGGGTAGAAGCGGTGCGTGAGGTGCGCGCCTTCGAGCCCGGCGATCTCGGCCGAGAAGTCGATGTAGTTGTGGTTCATGTGCCGGTGGCGCATGGCCCACGGCCACGAGTGATTCGCGCGCGACGGCAGCGCCAGCAGCGTGCCCTCGACCGACTCGCACAGGTTCACGAAGCGGTCGTAGTGCCGCTTGTGCTCGGCCCAGTAGTCGTGCAGGTACTGATTCGGCACCTGATCCTTGTCCTGCAAGATGAAGGCGTCGATGTTCGGGTCGAGGCGCACTAGGTCTGCGTTCTTGGTCTCGACCATCGCGGTGACGTGGAAGCCCTCGGCCTTGAGCCCGGCGAAGATCGCCGCGGCCTGGATCATGTCGCCGATCGCGCCGTAGCGCACGACGCACGCGGTCTTCTTCGGCCGCGGGTTGCAGTGGCTGCGCCGGTGGCCCTCGCCGCCCTTGCGGTAGACCTGGAGGAACGAGTACTCCATGCCGCCGGCACGGGTCTCGTTGACGACCAGATCCCACTCGCCGACCTCCAGCATGGCGCGCTCGATGTCGGCCGGCAGGAAGTCGTGCTTGTGGTCCGGGTTCGCCCCAGGCTCGCCGATGCGCGGGTACAAGTCGGCGTGCGGCAGGTACAGGCACAGGTGCCCGCCGTCCTTGAGCAGCGTCCACCAGGCCTTCAGCGCGGCCTGGTAGTCCTCGACGTGCTCCAGGCAGTGCGAGGAGAAGATGGCGTCGACCGACTCGGCGTTGAAGGTTCGCTCGATCGCTTCCGGGTCGGCGACGTCGCAGACCACGTCCGGCTTCATCTCGATGCCGAACAACTCGGTGTCCTTGCCCGAGTCCACGCCGATGAAGTGGCCGAACGCCTTCGACGGGCCGCAGCCCATGTCGAGCACTGCGCCGCGGGTGTACGGCACCACGGCGTAGCGCACCTTCAGCGCTTCGCTGCCTTGAGGATCGTCGATGCGCCAGGTCATCCTGGGAACTCCGCTGCGCTGCCGTTCGAGTTCCACACCGCGTGATGATCGAACTCGTCGAGGAAGACGGGGCTGTTGTAGGTCTGCCCGGCCACGATGCGCGACAGCTTGCACTTGACGAAGCCGGCGTAGCCCGACAGGCCCGAGAGGTCGATCAGCCCGAATTCCACCGTCGCGCTCTTGTCGAAGTCGGCGCTGGTGATGGTCTGGTCCACGTTGACCGTGGTCCACGCCGACGGCACTTGCTTGCCGCGCTCGTAGACCTTGTACTCCAGCCGCCACTTCACCACCTTCGGCGTCACCGGGTCGACCCGCGCGTAGACGTGGATGTGCGGCTTCAGCGGCATCGACTTGTCGAGGCCGTGCGGCGTGTGATTGACGATCGCCAGCACGTTGTCCTGCGCGTTCGAGAACGACAGCGCAAGCTCCACCGGGTCGAACGTCGGATCGCTTGCGCCCCCGATGGGGTTGATGCCCGTGGCCGGGGAGCGCAAGTCGTCCCAGCAGTCCTCGTGCTGCCGAGAGTCGTACGACATCAGATCGAGTTCGGCTTGTGGTTGTAGCAGTCGTCGGCCGAGTCGCTGCCGGTCGAGCCCGAGATGCGGCCCTTGCGGTTCTTCGCCGACTGCGAGAGGTCCGCGCCGTAGCTGTCGGTGACGCCGGTGCTGGTGCCGCGGTCGGGCATCGGCTTGTCGTCGCCACGCAGCGGGGCGTTGGGTCCGGGCCGGTTGTTCGTGTCGCTCATAGCGGTCTCCTGGTGGTCAGCGCTGGTATCCGTCGGGGCGCCCGAGGAACCCGCCGACTGAGTCTTCGACGGCCTCGGACAGCGGCTTCGGGGCGCTGGTGTCGGGGTTGTACTCGCTCTCGCGGTGGCCCTCGATGGGCATGATGCCCGTCGCGAGTTCGGCCGCGGAGCACGGCGACTTCGCCGCGGGACGCTGCGAGGCGGCAGTACCGTCGCGCAGGTTGGGCGAGTCGAGAAGCTCCGATCGTTCGGGCATGGGCATTCTCCAGAGAAAAGGGCCCCAGCGTTCGTGGCGCCGGGGCCCCGCACTTCACCGGCCGCTTAGGCCGCCGAGTCCCACTTCACGATCCGCGCTTGGGCGTGCGCGGTCTGGACCAGGCCGAAGCCGCCCAGGTAGTACCACGCGATGCCCATCGACCGACCGTAGTCCGTCGGGATCTTGCCGCGCATCTCTTCCGGGGTCACGATGCCCTCGGCCACGGTGTCCTGGCCGAAGAAGAACGCCCAGTTGCTCTTGGCGTTCGTGAACGCACCCTTCGCGATGTTCGTCTGCTCGACGAAGCGCACGCCCTCGTAGCGCCCGATCTCGCCGTTCATGATCATGCGGAAGCCCTGGTCGACGTACTGATGCACGCTCTCCAGGTCGTTGCGCAACTGACGGAACGTGGTCGGGTGCGCCAGCGAGACGTAGTCGTCCGCCATCCAGGGCGGAATGTTCCGCTCCTTCATGAGGTCGACGATCGCCTTGACGTGATCCTTGCCGAGGGCGACGTTGTTGGTCAGCGTGGCGGTGCCGTTGGTCGTGAGCGCAACCGAGTTGGTGCTCGTGCCGGCGGTCGGGACGACGCGCAGCGGAGTCAGGTTGAATTGCGCGTGCGCCGCGATGTCGAAGGCCTTCTTCGCGTCATTCTTGAGCACTTGGTTGATGACTTCCTTAACCGGATGCTCGGACAGGTCGTCCAGCTTGCCGGTGTAGGGCACCGAGTTACCGTACTCGGTGATCGTCATCGTGCCCTGCGTGATCGTGAAGTTGGTTTCCGGCATCGTCGAGGTTTCGGCGATGACCGTACCCTGGTTCGCGACGTCCGAGTAGATATTCCAGTGGAAGGCGTCGCCCTTCTTCTTCTGCTGAATCGCGGCGTCCTTGACGTCAGCGTATTGCCGGAATTTCACCAGCGGCTGCACGACGTTGCGGAGAACCTTCGAGAGGTTGTCCGAGTACATATAGCCACCGAGCGTGCCGGTCGTCCAAAGCTGTCCAGCCATGATGTATTGCTCCTTCGAGAGATGGTGTTAAGCCATCGACGGGTTCCTCGCCCGACGCATCTCCGCAATGATGTCGGAGGCCGACTGCGGTGCTGGTGCGTCATTCGAGGCTCGCGCCGATGTTGCCTTGGGCTCATCGAGAGCCCGCTTCTTTTCCAGCTTCTCGGATCGCATCGTGGTTGAATCGCCTCCATCAGGACGCGCGGCAAACTTGCCGATCTTGAACTTGGTCCCCACAGCATCGCCAGCCTCGGAGATCGCCTGCGCGCGCGACTTGCCTTGCGCCTCGAACTCGTTGACGTAGCGGTCTGCGATAAGTGCCAGGTCCGCGTCGGCCCAGATTTCCGGGTAGTCCTTCTGAAGCTGCTCCAATGCACCTTCGACCGACAATTGCTGTTTCATCGCCGGGACTGCTGCCTGCACCGCGCGGTTCACGATGTCGTCGATCTTGGGGGTGGCCTGTTCGCGCCCCGCCAACGCCGACTGCACCGCGCCGGTGACGTACTCCAGCAGCATCTTGCCCGTCTTCTCCTCATCGCCCGAGTACATGGCGTTGACGAGTTCCTTGCCCTTCTCCAGGAGGTCGGAGGACGCCGTGACGGCCGCCTCTGCCTCCTTGCGCTCGGTGCTCGTGGTCGCGGTCTTCAGCTTCTCCTGAGCCGCGGCCAGCGCGTCCTGCGCTTCCTTCTGCATCCTGGTCGCTTCGGCGAGACGGAGGTCCGCCGCGGCGCCCTTCTGGTACTGGCGGAAGACCTTCTCCGCCGGCACAAGCTCTTCACGTCCGTCGACCTTCTGCTTCACGAAGGCCCTCGACAGCATCTGCTCATCGAGCAGGATCTGCCCGCTCTCCAGCTGCTTCCCGATCTGGGACGCGGCGTCGAGCGCTTCATCCACAGGCTTCGCGGGTTCGGTCTTCGTCGGCTCGGGCTCGGGATCCGGCGACAGCTTCACGCCTTCGTCCTGCTCGAACTGACGGTTGCGCTGCTCCGCGATGCGCTCGATCGCCAACTCGCGCTCGCTCTTGACGACCTTGTCGGCCGCAGGAGCCTGCACAACGGTCTCGACCTCGACCACTTCATTCACGCCCGGCTGGGTAGTGTCTGTGCCCATATTGCCCTCATCGTATGGCGTCATCCGCCTAAGTCAACGAACTCATGCTGGGCCTGTCGGCCCTCCGTTATCGCATCCGCGACCCACTCCTGCCACGAGTCGAGAACCGCGATCCTTTGCTGGACCTTGGCGATAGCCTTCGCGTCGTTCGCGTCGATCGTCGCCAGCTGCTCCAGTCTGTCGAGGCGCTCCGCTTCCGCGCGCAGCACCAGATACTTGCCCACCGGGCCGTTGATCCAGTCCTCGAACGAGAAGCCGCGCTGGATCGCCTCCAGCAGCGCGTTCTTGGCCTGGTTCAGGTCCGACCTGATGTCCTCGGCGTCGCTCATTCGTCAGGCCCCTGGGTGTCAGAGCGCATGGTCTCGATACCGGCGTTGCGCCCGGTGAACGGGGACTTGGGCGAGGCCGTCGGCGTCGGGGTCATGGGGTTGGTGGACGGGTTCACCGCGCCGGGAAGCTCGCGGTCCATGCCCTCTGCGGGCATCGTGGCGGCCGGGACCAGCGGCATGGCGCCGTCGGCCAGCGGGCCCTGCTCGCCGGGGGCGAAGCCAGGATCGATGCCGGGCGGCGTGGGCGCGATGTAGCCCGCGGCCCGCATGATCTGGTCGGCCACCGGCGCGACGGCCGGGACAGCGGCCACCACCTCGGCCGCCTGCATCGCCCCGAACATGGCCTCGACGCCTTCCTTGGTCTTGCCGGCGGCGATCTTGTCAGCCTCGGCCAGCGTCTTCTTGATCTTGGCCGCGGTGAGTTCCGGGTCTTCCTTCTGCTTCAACTCGTCTTCGAGTTCGGCGATCCGCTGCTGAAGCTCCTGGATCCGCGGATCCTCGGCGCCCCAGTCGAAGAACCGGCCCGGCCCGTCGTAGCCCAGCTTGCTGAAGATCTCGGTCGCGATCTCCTGGACGTCTGCGCCAGCCCGCTGGAGCACGTCGTCGAGCAGCATCTCGCGCAGCGACTTGAGCGCGAAGAGGAAGTTCGAGAGCTTCGACTGCGGGGTCGTGGCACCGATGCCGACGTTGACGCGCACCGTGAGTTCCTGCATCAGCAGCTTGTCGTCGATGACCACGTCGTCGCCGATGCGCTGCGCCTGCTGGGCCTTCTTGCCGGCCAGGGTGAACATCTTCTCGTCGGTCTCGTAGTGCTGTTCGAGCAGCAGCAGCTGCCGCAGCACCGGCTTGACCCAGGTCTCGGCGAACGTCTTCAGGGTGTAGGCGGTGACCAGCGAGGCGTCGGCGGTCAGCATCTCCATGCCGCCCACGGTCTCGGCCAGCTTGCGGTTCGAGCCCACGCTCGCCTGCGAGAACGTCCCGACCAGATCGTCGAAGTCCAGGTTGAGGCGGTCCTGCTCCTCGTACGCGCTCTTCGTCACGTCCTGGGTCTCGACCACCTTCACGTCAAGCTCGGGGTCTTCGAGCATCGTCACCGAGCCCGGCACGTTGCGGGTCAGCGAGCGGAGGTCGATCTGCCGGCCACGCTTGGCGAAGTAGCGCTTGTTGAGCGCGAACTTCACGTTGTCCATGCGCTGGTTGGCGTTCTCGTTCAACTCGGCCTGGACGTCGCGCGACATCCGCGCGATGCCGCTCGGGTACAGCTTGTGGGTCTCGATGACGCAGTTGCCGACGACGTAGGGGCGCTCGCCGTGGTGGTAGCGCTGCTCGACCTCGACCGGCTGCGACAGCAAGTGCTGGTCGCCCAGCGTGTAGTAGACGTAGTCGCGACCGTTGTACTCGACGAAGTTGCGATGGACCCAGACCAGCGAGAACGCGGTGATGGCCGAGGCGCGGCCCTGCGCGTCTGCTCGCCCCTGGTTGCGCTGCAACTTGAGCGTGTCGGCGTACTTCAGTGCCGCGGCCACGATCTCGGCGTCGGACAGCGGGTTCCACTTCGGCTGGCCGGTCTTCTCGTCCGCGGTCAGCATCCGCGCCTTGACGTCCTTGACCAGCATCGGGATCAACTCGATCCAGTACGGGCTGCCGGTGACCGGGTTTTGCCACTCGGCGTGCGGGCTGAAGCGGTAGTTCTCGGTCGCCAGCAGGCGGCAGATGGGGCGGTCGATGCCGCTCTTCTCGTCGTACTGCCAGGCCTGGTACGAGGCGCAGATGCCCACGGCCTGCGCGTCCTGGTAGGCGCCGATCAGCGTGGTGAACCACGGCAGGGTCTTGTCGAGGCGGTAGTTCATCACCTCCTGCCAGACGGCTGCGCTCGCGACCTGGATCGCGTCCTGGTCGTCCTCGGGCTCCAGGGACACGACGTCGGCGTTCGAGAAGAACGCGGAGGCCGCGGTGGCTTCGTTCTTGCGGATCGCGCCGCGGGTCTTCGGTCGGAAGAACTTGGACCGCGTGCGGTAGGTGTCGCTCCCGTACTTCGAGCCCGGCGGGTGCTGGCCCTGGAACTGCCGCAGATCTTGCTCGATCTCCGATCGCACACCGGCGTCGAAGAAGCTGGTCGATTCACTGAAGGCGTCGCGCGCCAACGTCAGCCAGAGGTCGCTCATGAGTAGTCTCCCAGGATGCGACCAGCGAAGTCGGTCTTCAGGTCGGCGTACTCCGCCGGATTGAGTTGCGACCGCGACATCGCGAAGCGCTCCAGGATCTCGCCGCCGGCCATGATGACTTGCCGCTTGAACTCGCTCGACGAGTAGATCGCCGGGACGTGGAGCACGAAGCCCCACTGCCCGGACAGCGACACGTTGCGCACGACGACCAGGCTGCCATTGCCCTCCGGGTTCACTGCCCACAGGTGGCCGGGGTAGGACTGGTGCAGCGTCTCGGCCACCTCCTTGCAGAGGTTGAATTCAAGCGCCGCCATCTGCGGGGCGTCGGTCACCAACAGGTCACTCATCAGCTACTCCTCGGGCTCGCACTCTCGCTGTACCAGCGTGGCCTTCTCGTTATCGGACAGCCACAGCCACTGCTTCTCGCTGTAGGCAGACTTGATGGGCGTCGGCAGGGCCTCGTACGCCTCGCAGCCCTGCACGATGTCGCGCAGCACCGGGTTCATGCGTACGGGTTGCGCTTCGCGTAGAACTTGCGCCCGCTGCTGAACTCGTAGGCCACCTCGCGGTTGGCCAGGTCAAGCTCTTCGGGCTTCAGCGTGTCGAGCGCGCCACCCGCGCGCGCCAGCGCCACCTCTTGCGACCAGAGCCTGGTCGACATCTTCGGGGCCTGGGCCTTGTTGTCGTCTGGCATCTATACCTCCCATGCGATCGAGAGCCGCACCTCGGAGATGCCGCCATCAGGCTGCTTGCGTCTTCCGTTGCCGTAGCCCCCGGCGCGCGGCCGGCGCTCGAACGACTTGCGCTCAGAGGCCACCCTCTGAGCATCTGCCTGGAGCGTAGTCAGCAAGTCCAACAAACTCACGCCCAAATTCGCCATCCTCTTATGCGCCATCGCTGTAGACCTCCGGCTCAAGTGCGGATTCATCGATCAGGACAGGCGGCTGCGGATCCATGTCGTAGATGCGGGACATCGCGTCGAGGAAGTCGTCGTGCCGGCTGAAGGGGTACGTCAGGTACTCATCAAGGAAGCCTTTGTTCAGGGTGTAGAGCGTGCTGTTCTCGTCTCGCGCCCTGGTGGGAGTGAAGATGCGGTAGCTCTCGCCAGCCTCCCGCACCGCGGCCTGGTTGCGGGTCTCCTGCGGAACCTCCGCAGCGAGATACCAGCGCCCAGTCTTGAAGTCGGGCTCCAGCCTCTGGATCCGGTCGTACTTCGAGCCCGGACCCTCGTTCGGCCAGGCAAGCTCGACGATCTCGAAGCTGTCGCCTTCGAGGCGCATCTTCTCCTCGAAGTAGTCCATCGCGTCCTGGAGGCCGAAGCGCTCGTAGCCCACGCGCACCAGCTGCACGCCGGGCATCTCTCGCCACTTGCGGCGCAGGCGCTTGATCGCCATCCAGCGATCGCCCAGGCTCATCCGATGATGCAGCCCATCCAGGAGGTACTTGTTGCGGCCGGCGTCGATGCCGGCCACCACGATCGCGGTGCGGTCGCTGCCCTTCTTCTTCGAGGAGGCAGGGTCGACCATGATGTAGATGTTGAGCGTGCGCGGCCGGATGTCCGAGAACTTGAGCCAGCCCGCATCGAACATGGCCTCGGATCCCGCGGCCGGGTTCTGGAGCATCTGCGCGGCGATCGTGGCGCGGCCCTGGGTCTCGCGCTTCTTCGCCCAGACCTCGGGCGGCAGGAAGACCGGCGTGCCGTCCTCCAGGCCGTTGTGCGTCGCCGGGAACACGCGGGGCGTGAGCACGCCCTTGTCCAGGATGTCCTGGTAGGTGTCCCCGAAGCTGTAGCGGGTGCCGATGTGCCACGCGCGCTGCGTGCCGTCCTCGCTGCGCGCTCCGAGGTTGTCGGACAACTCCCACGCCGCGGTGGTCTTCTTGACCTGTTCGGGCGTCGAGACGCTCTCTCGGGTCACCACGTCGTCGTAGATGAGCAGCTTGAAGTGGGCGCCTGTCGGTTGGCCGTCGACCAGGCCGTGGGCCTCGACGGTGGCTTCCTTGGGGTTGGTCCGCCGATTGACGACGATGCCCTTTTCCTCGGACCACCGTGGCGCCTCGCGATGGGGGTGGCCCCAGAAGATGTCAGGAAACAGCTTCTTCAGCCGCTCGTTGCGCTCAAGCTCCTCTTTGATCTGCACGAGGAACTTACGAGCCACGGGTTTTGTGTGACTGAAGATCCCGATCGTTATGTCGGGATCGCGCATGATCTCCTGGATGGAGCCAGCGAAAGTGATGATCGTGCTCTTGTAGTGCTCCCGCGCCCACAGATCGAGGTGAGCGTCTGGTTTTGCCTCGACCTCACGGCAGCGCTCGTACAGCCAGGGGTGGAAGGCGTCCTTGCGCCCCAGGAGGACAGTGAGGAGGTAGTAGCGGTCCTCCAGCGCCAGGGCCCGCTGGCCGTCGAGCCCGTAGGCCTCCAGGCTCTCCCAGGCAGGGATGAGCTTCTTGAATGGGCAAGCCGGCAGCCCTTCGGCCGCCGCCTCCCGAAGCTCACTCAGCGCGAGGCCAGCCACTCCACGACCTCGGACAGCCCGAAGCCGAGCGCCAAGGCGAGGAGGGCGCCCGCCGCCGCCGCCGCGGCCACGCAGACGATCGCCACGCCTGGGCGCTCGGTCAGGTCATTCGGCCACCACCACATGGTCACCCCTCCTTGCGCGACTGGTTTCCGGTCACCTTAGCCAGTTGCGCTTTGAGTTCGTCCAGGCCAGGGAGCGCCACGGTCGACTCGGTCTGGATGGGCCCGCCGTCGGCGCCGGTGAGGATCTGCTCCACCCGGTCCCCGAACTTCTTGGGCGCCAACTTGGCCAGCAGCCACTTGCGGGTCTCGACCTGGAGCCGGGAGCGGTCGACCATGTCGCCCCACTCCCTGAACGTGCCGTCCCGCGTCTCCTTGGTCTTCTCGCCCAGGCGGCACTCGTCCGCGATCGCGACCATCTCCTCGGCCACCGCGGCCATCTGGGCGGCCTTCGCGCGTGCGTACCGTTCCGTTGCCACCGGGTCTGCGTCCAGCGTCCGGTAGAACTGCCCCGCCGGAACGTCGTGCTCCTTGAGCGCTGCCCTGGTCCACGTCCCGGCCGTGATCGAGGCGAACACGTCGTCCAGCTTGTCTGGGGGCACCGGCGTAAAGATTCTCGGCTTGGGTGTCTCGGGTGCCGTCTTTACGGTAGGGAGCCCGGCTGCACGCTTGGCGGCCTTCGATCGCAGCTTGGCTGGTTTCTTGGGCTTGCTCATCGTCTGGGCTCCAGATGGAAGAAGGGGGAGTCCTCTTTCGAGAACCCCCCCGAGCACGGCCGGAAGCGGGGCCAGCCGCGCAGAGCTTTAGACCGGCTCGGAGAAGTTGATCACTCCAGCGACGGCTTGGCCGGCGATCACCTCGACCTGGCCCATGACCAGGAGCGGGACCAGGCCTTCGCCGAGGTCGGCGTCAGCGGTACAGGTGACCTGGGCGGATCCCAGGGGGCCCAGGGGCGCAACCTCGGCACTGAAGCCGTCCGCGCTCGCGATCACCGAGAGCAGATCCGGGCGGTCGGTGCCCCAGACGGGAGCGCCTTCCACCGCGGCAGCGTTGCCGGCGGCGTCCTGGAACGAAACGGTTGCACCGACCTTCTTGTCGACGGGCAGGAACATGGTGAAATCTCCTATGAATTCAACGGTTACCCCATTGGACAGCAGCGTGAGACGTGCAGTCCCCTGGGGCTCGGGCTCGACGCACAGGATGCTCTGCAAGATGCAGCGGAGCGCCCGGTTGAAGGCCTTGTCCTTGCAGCTGTGGGGCATGGTGGTCTCGTGGCCCGGGATGGGCACGCGAATTATCGGACTGTGGTGTACAGGCTGCAAGCCCAATCTTCGCTTTCACCCCAGTGTCAGGTTGTAGCCTACAGATCAGGAGGCCGAAATATTGCTCGATTCCTTGACCTAGATCAAGGTTTGGGGGCTTGACTACTGTTCGCGTCGCGCTCAGTATTCGTCTCAGCAGCACCGCAGTCGCAGCACCGCACGAAACAGACGTAGCTGGCCCACGGCAGTCCGCAGGTTCGGCGGACCTGATCTCCGGGTAACCGGGGACTCCAGAAGACCGGAGCACCAAGCGCACGGGACTCCCAGCACGCTGAAGGCAGGGCAAGGGCGAAGCCGTGGGCACACGGCACAGACGACCGCCACCCCCATGCCCCCGAGCCGAGAGGCTTCGGGCCGCGGTGCTTGGACTCAGCGGTCAGCGATCACGCTGACCCCTGCGCCCGCAGGATCAACCAGGAGCACCCCATGCGCGTCAAGCTGACATTCTGTGCCGCGTCCGACATCGTCGTGACCGGATCCAACCCCGAGATGGCCGAGTACGGCAACCCCCAGGGCTACACCTACGGCGAAGCGTGGCGAGTCGTCGCCGAGAACGACCGCGGCGATCGCTTCTACACCCCGGCTGAATCCCAGGAGGCCGCCGAGCAGCTGGCCTCCAGGCTGATGGCCCGCGCCGCTGCCGGCGCCGAGCCCGCCGACTTCGAGGAGTGGCAGCCCGACCGGCCGTGCTACGGCTCGGAAGCCTACTTCGAGTACGGCCAGGCCGACGACCTCGCGTTCGAGTACGACCACCGCTTCGACTGACCCAGGAGGCCCGCGTGAAGAGCCGCCCGACCCATCCCGCTGTCGCCGTCGCCAACGCCCAGAGCGCGCTCGATCGAGTCGCGGCTGCGCTCAATTCCCCGCCGGCCGGCATGACCCCCGAATACGCCGTCGAGTGCGCCAAGCAACTCCAGGCCGCCGCGTACAGCCTGTTCAACCTCGCGCGCAACCGCGCCGCCCATCAGGAGGCAGCATGAAATTCGTCTGGGACAAGAAGTTCAGCCGCTACATGGTTTACGTCGAAGGGGAACTCGCCGGATTCGTGTTCGGGAAGACCGGGCTTTGGCGAGCCTTCTCCTCCAGCCGGCAGCACGTCCGCGAGGGGCGCACCCGCGCCATCGCCGCGGAGCGGATGCTCATCGCAAGCGGGAAACTCAGGAGGCCAGCATGACCAAGGACAACGTCGCCCCCAGCGTCACGAAGGGCCGCGACTGGCAGGACTACGTTCGGGCGGGCCGGCTCATGGCCGCCCGCGTCGTGGCGCTCGACGCCGCGCAACGCCGCACGAAGATCTGCCCGTCGTGCGGCTCGGAAGGCCCCGCAGACCAGTCCTGCGGGTGCTGGGACAACCACAGCCAGTCGATTCCAGCGACCTGGGACCGCCCAGGTCGGTGCGATCCACGCGCCACAACCCTCTCTTGGAGATCCGCATGAACACCTCGATCCTTCGCCGCAGCAAGTCCGAAACCGTCTTCCGCAGCGCCTCGCCGCTGTCGAACGAGACCCTACTCCACTACGCGCCGTCGGTCGGCGCCGCCTCCGCGCACGCTGACCGCAGCGAGCGCTACACCTACATCCCGACGCTGGCCGTGGTCGACGGGCTCCGCAAGGAGGGCTTCATGCCCTTCGAGGTGCGCCAGACCAAGTGCCGCAGCCTGGACCGCCGCGACTACACCAAGCACCTCCTGCGCCTGCGCCACGAGTCGATGATCACCGCGGCACGCGACCAGGAAGTCCCGGAGATCGTGCTGCTCAACAGCCACGACGGCACGTCGTCGTACCGGCTGATGGGCGGCGTGTTCCGGCTGGTCTGCGAGAACGGCATGATCGCCGGCAACATCCACGACGACGTCTGCGTCCGGCACTCGGGCAACGTGGTCGACGAAGTCATCGAGGGCAGCTACCGCGTGCTCGACGACCTCAAGGAAATCGGCTCACGCATCGCCGACTACAAGTCGACCGCGCTGACCCGCGGCGAGCAGATGGCCTTCGCCAACGCCGCGCTCCAGCTGCGCTGGGAGGAGGGCAAGGCGCCCGTGCTGCCCGAGCAGATCATCGCCCCGCAGCGCTACGCCGACCGCGGCACCGACCTCTGGACGACCTTCAACGTCGCCCAGGAGCGGCTGGTCAAGGGCGGCGTGCGCGGTCGCGGCGCCACCGGCCGCAGGATGACGACCCGCGAAGTCGGCGGCGTCACCGAAAACGTCCGGCTCAACCGGGCGCTCTGGACCTTGGCCGACCAGCTGGCCAAGCTGAAGCAAGCCGCGTAACGCAGCGTACTGGGCCCGCGCGGCCCAGTGCAGTGCGACCCGCACTCAACCCAGGAGCAACATCATGACCAATCGCGAAGCGTTCCTCGCCGCCGTGCGCGGCATACCGAACCACCACCTCACCCAAGCACTGAACCAACTCACCCCCGGCATCGACTGGCGCGGAAGCTCGCGAGCCAGGATGGCCGAGTCCTACGACAACTCGAACAACGACGACCCCCTCGTCCGCTCGCGCGGCCACAACCGGATGAAGAGCCTGGACCTCGAAACGCTCGCCATGCTCGCCCGCGCCCGCGCTGACGGCTACGCTCTGTGGTTCGACCCGACTTCCGTCCGCGCCTTCCGCGCCGCTCAGTCCGAGGAGGCGAAGAAGGCGAGGGTGGCAGCCGCCGCCGACGAAATGCTCAACGCCCTGTACGCGGTGACGCTTCACTTCTCGGGGCTGCCGCTGATGGAGGCCGACCGCGACGTTCTCGCCAAGGCGTTCGCTGCGATCGCGAAGGCGGAGGGCAAGTCATGAGGCGCCGCCGCCCGACTTTCCGCCGCCCGGCGAACTGCTACCCGCGCTACTGGACCGGAGGCGTCCTCGGATACATCCGGGCGTTCGAGTTGATCAACCACCTGAAGGCCACCGTATGACCAAGCCCAACGGATCCGCCAAGCGCCGCCTCGATCGCGAGCGGCAACGACCCGACCAACCCTGGCGCTGCATGGAGTGCGGCGTCCCTGTCGTCCCAGGACGCAGGACGCCGTGCAAGTGCCGCGGCTTCGACGCCAAGAGCCTGAAGGAGGAAAAGGCATGATCAAACACATTCACCTGTTCAACTGCATCCTGTGGCTGGGCAACGCCTCGCTCTGGACCTTCTACGCGAAGGTTCCTTTCATGGGCGTCGCCTGCGCCGCGGTCGCGATCCTCTCGTACAAGTTGGCCCAGTGGGAGCACAACCAGTAGGACGCAGCATCCTGGGTTCGCCCAGGATCGTGCGCCTTGCACGCAACCGGAGAGCACCATGCAACGAACCGCAGAACTCGACAACGGCCGCCGGATCACGGTGAAGGCCGAGCTTCCGCACCACAAGGGCAACCCGCTCCCGTACTTCTCGATCACCGCCGCGATCTACTCCGGCAGCAAGATCGAGTCGTGCGGCTGCCTGCACGACGAGGTGCTGGCACAGTGGCCCGACCTCGCGCCCATCGTCGCGCTGCACCTGTCGGACATTGACGGAGCGCCGATGCACGCCGAAGCCAACGGCTGGTACTGGCTGGCCGGCGCGGCGGGCGGGATGCAACAGCAGTTCCACGGCGGCAACGACGGCGCCGGGCGCACGCCGGAGCAGTGCGTCGACATTCTGTGCGACCACCTCCGCATCGCGAAGGAAGACGCGGCGCTTCTGATCGCCCGCGTCAAGTCGCGCGCTTCGGCGATGGGGATGTCGAAGGCGCGCGCGCTGTTCGCCGCCTACGTCGAGGGCCAGCGTCCGCGCTGGAAGGCGGAGGCCGCGAAGGTCATCGCCGACTTCGGCCTGGAGGTGGTGCGATGAGATCCCGCCTCCAATCCCTGATGCGGCTGTGCCAGGACAAGAACATCGAAGTGTTTTGGGTCGGGCGCGACAGGCTCGTCGATGAAAAGCGAATGGCGCACAAGCACTTCAACAGTCCGGGCATATGGCCGTCCACCGACTTCCGGCAATGGGCGGCCGACCACGGCTACATCATGCGCGCCGGCTGGTACTGGTGGTCCTGCTGCCCTGGATGCCTGCCGGACGGCCCCGCGATTGGCCCGTTCACCTCGCCCACCAGGGCGTGCGAGAACGCGCTGTACGGCGACTGACGGAGGCGACATGAATACCTGCAAGAAGAGGATATTCACCGGCGCCCGGCACGATATGCGTGGCCACCAATGCTCCCGCAAGGCCGTGGCCGACGGCTACTGCCACCAGCATCACCCCGCGGTAGAGGCGGCCCGCGCTTTGGCGACGCACGCACGGTGGCACGCCCAGTACGAGGCCGAGAAGAAGGCCTTCGAGCGCAAGCAGGCGCGCACGAAGGCGACCGCGGACGTAGTCGAGGCGCTGCGCAATCTGGTGCGCGCCGTCGACTCGCCTGACGAAGACTCGTTGTTCGAGATGGCCGCGGCACGGCAGGCGCTGGCCGCGTTTGACGCAACCCAAGAGGGGCACCATGAAATCGGCACTTGACGACTACCTGACGATCGACGGGACTGACGAACACGACGACCCGTTCGCGTACTTCGCCGCGCTCCAGCGCCAGATCAACAGCGGGCTCATCTGGAAGATGCAGGGCTCGTGCGGGCGCGCCGCGATGAGCGCGATCGAGTCCGGCCACTGCATCCTGGGACGCGAGAGCCACCGCGACTACTGGGGCAACGCCATCCCGTCGCGCGACGACGTGGCGGCCGGGACGAAGGGGTCGGCCAAGTTCTGCTCCGACCTGTGGGGCCCCGAGTGGCTGGCCAAGATCGAGGCGCTCTGAACGGCGCCGCCCGGCGATCGACAAGTGTTCGCCGGGCGAGTACAATTTTCCACCTCCCTGCCAGGAGCAAGCGATGAGCAAGCAACCCAACCGCAAGACCTACATGGTCCTGTTCCCGAAGCCGGACTTCATGCCCCAGTACCACCGCCCGGAAGACACGTCCACCACCGTCAAGCTGCGCTTCGTGCGCCGGGATGAGGGCCGCATCATCAACATCGGCGACTGGCACGACCCCGCCTTCGCCGACGCCGTCATCCACGTCTTCGCCTCGCGCTCGACGACCGGGCCGTACTACCGCGTCGCGTTCGAGTGGGCGGACCTCTGGTCGCTGTCGACCAAGCGGATCAAGGCGATCGCCGCCTTCGACGCGCTGGTCAACCGCCGGCTTGAGAGCATGGAACTCAAAGACGGCGCTTCGAGCGGGCCTGTGGAGTCGTTCCGCAGGATCATGAAGGCGATCGGCGTCCAGCACTGCGCGCGCTACATCGACGATCGCAGTTCGTCGTACTCGGAGTGCTTGTTCCAGTTCGGCGACATCGAGGTGGCGTGCGGGATGTTCAGCGAGCTACTGGCCCGCTTGCTCTCCGTCTGCGCCGACCCCTCGAAGGCCTGATCCACTCTAGAGCCCAGCGTGCTGGGCTCGGGGAGTGCGTCATGCACTACGGCCTGCCAGCCGTCCACTACCAGGAGATGAGCATGAAGATGTCACAACCCAAGCGCTTCCACCGCATCGACGCATGGCGCGGCTTCCGCATCCCCGGGAACGCCATCGCGGGAGCGTCCGACACCGGGATGTTCTCCGACAGCCCGTGCCCGAGCGATCGCGTCAAGGCCGAGATCAAGCGCTTCCAGGAGGAGTGCCTGAAGCCGGCCGGGATCAAGTCCAGTTCGCGCTCCGGCGGGTCGTCCAACGCCTTCTGCGGCAAGCGCTGGGTGCTGGTCGACGACGCCGACTACCCGCGCGCGGCGCAACTCGCCGCCGCTTGGCTCGCCGAGCACAAGTACGACACGCACTACATCCACGACGCACTGTGAGGACAGCATGAAGGACAACGACAAGTACGTCCAGGTGACGCCCTGGCTGAACATCCCCGAGCGCTCGGTCAAGTACTTCGAGGCGGTCGAGGCCCTGATGCGGGTCGTAGTCGCGAGTGGCCCGCCGACGGTGGCGATGGAGGAGGAGGTCAGCTACGCACGCATCGGCATCGGCGGCGCCTTCGCCGCGGCGATGGGCTACCTGGATCGCGACGCGGCCCAGGCCGAGATGAACAGCCTGGCCGGCGCCGTCGTCGCGGCGATCGAGCACAGCGAAAAGCAGCACGCCATCAACCAGGCGCAGAGCGCCATCAACCGAGCGAAGGAGAGTAGCAATGGGGAGTTACATTAGCGTCGGCAAGAACCGGACGTTCCTGCTGGATGAGCTATCCAACGAGGCGCTGCTGTGCGAGTACGACGGCTCGCGCCTGCCGCTGGATCCGCGGCGCACCGCCTACATGACCCACGAGAGTCTTTCGATCCCGGTGGGCGGCGATAAGCGCGTCGTGCTCATGGTGGCCCAGCAGGACATCTCGGCGGGCCTGGAGGCCTGCCGGCACGCTGGGGTGCGGGTCCACTACTCGGACGGCGCGATCGCGCTGGTGCAGGCCGTCACGAAGTACGAGACCGGAGCAGCATTATTCAGCGCGGAGGAAGAAGACCTATGATCCCGCTCAAGGAGGCCGCCGCCGCGCGCGGGGTCTCCCTGCGCAGGCTTCAGACCTTGTGCCGCTGGCGTAGGATCCCAGGAGCCCGGTTCATCGGGCGCGTCTGGATGGTCCCGCCAGACTTCAAGGTCACCCCCGGACTGCGGGGCCCGAAGATCCGCTGGTAGACCCAGGAGGAATGCCCTGCGGGATGCGCAACGCCGCCCGCAGGGCGTCCCACGCTCCGGGGCGAGC